ATGTCGAGTCACCGCACATCAATCTGTGATTTCCAAGTTGCCAAATATCCCCTGGCTTACAGCGAGTATCTACACTTTCAGGGACGGCGTCCTCATCAGTTTTCCCAACTACTTGCTCTGCAATCATTGCATCAAGCTCATCCTCTGAAAACCCCACCAAATTCATATCAAACCCATCGCCGATGAGTTTTTCAACTTCTTCTTTTAGTAGTCCCATGTCCCATCCGGCGTTGAGGGCGAGTTTGTTATCGGCAAGGATGTAGGCGCGTTTTTGCGTGTCGGTTAGGCCGTTAATGCGAACGCATGGCACGTCGTTAAGTCCAAGTTGCGTGGCGGCTAGGACGCGCCCGTGGCCTGCGAGGATTTGATCTTGTTCGTCAATGAGGACGGGGTTGGTGAATCCGAATTCGCCGATGGAAGCGGCGATTTGCGCCACTTGTTCGGGCGAATGTGTGCGAGCGTTTTTGTCGTAGGGTTTTAGGTTAGAAGGTTTCAAGAAAATCATACAAATCCTTTGGCTTTTGTTTGTTCGTGACCCATCCCCAAAATTCGATGGCTTTTTCTAGCATTTCATTTTGGCGTGAAACTTCGGCGAATACAAGATGGTCGTAGAGTGTGTTGTCTTCGGGACGGTAGGAAACGAACCATGCGCGGTCGCGTCCCGATAGCATCATGTTCCATTGCAGTTGGCATTCGTAGTAGTCGGGGATTTCGCCAGTGGATACGGCAATGTGTTTAGCGAGGCCCATGGTTTTTATTTCAAGGACGTGATCGTCGCAGAGGCCGTCAAGTGATGCGGCGATGAATGGATAGGTGGGGTGGATGATAACTGGTGTAGTGTAGGTGACGCCGTAACGTTTTTCACATAGTTCGCGGGCGATGGGCTCGGCGTCAACGCCGCGTTTAACGTGTGGCAGGTGTCCGATGGATTTTGTTTCCCTTATCCCAACCTTCTCCTCCCACAATTCTAGGCGTGATTTGTAGGGCGAGACTTGAAGAACGCTTGCTATCTCAGATCCTCCGATGCGTTGTTGTCGTTGGCGTAGCCATTCTGAGGATCCTTGGATTTGGTTTACATCAACGGGTTCTAGCCACGACATAGTGTTGAACACCATAGCACAGCGTGGTATTGAAATTGTCAATGCGCGTATCTGAGTTAAAAAAAATCTTATCGCAGCGTGGGATCACGCAATCTGAATTGGCCACGGGGATGGGATATCAGAAGAGTGCTATTTCAAAATGGATTGAGCGTGGTCGGATTCCAAAGAAGGCTCGTGTGCATCTTGCATTATTCTTAGGGCTTCCTCTGCCGAGCGTGCGACACCGACACACGCGCCCAGTCGTTGTGCCTTGGCAATGAATTTTTCTTGAGCATCTGAGACGACGCCTGTTTTGGTTTTCACTTCTATCGCCGCGAATCTGCCGCCTTTAAGAATGCCGAGGATATCTGGGGTGCCGTTGATGGCAAATGGGGAGGCGTGTTTTCGCCAGCGTGTGCCGTCGAAGAATCCTGAGCTTGGATTTTTCCAGAAGAATCCGAGGTTAGAAGAGTTGAGAGTTGTTAGGATCTCGTTTTCTAAAGTGGATTCTTTCGATTTTGTTGAATTTCCCGTCGCTTTTGACGATGACTTTTTCTGGGGTGTGTTCGACGGGGAGCGGGCCATGTTCCGCGATCATAGCATAGGCTTTTTCAAATGACTCTGTATCGACGAACGCGCCGAGCTGGTTGATACGGCTGCAGGCTTTTGTCCATGAGAAGGGGTGGTTGGTGAAGTATTCGGAGAAGATGCCTGTGATTGAGTTGGGGTAGTAGTCGATTCGTATGCAGCGGTTTCCTGTGGATCTTGAGATGTGGGTGCGGATTTCAACAGAGTCGATGTTGTATGCTTTTGGTTGTTTGAGCAGCTCTGCTTCTTCGTGTTGGCGTTTCAGGGATTTTTCGAAGTTGATTTGTTTTTCTGGCTTGGGCGCATCGCACTCTTTACACGAAGGAAGCGATGTTGTGTTGAAAGTGTAGCAACTATCGCAGAGCCACATTTGGATTTCCAGTGGTGGTTTTTCGGTGGCGGATCTATGCACGCCGATGAATGGCGCGTTGAGTGGTCCGCAGTTCTTTACGACTTCCCCGTAGTCTAAAATTAAAAGATCATCCTTTCCATCGCTTTTTCTAAGCCCGCGTCCGACGGCTTGGATGTAGAGTTTTATGGATTTAGTTGGGCGCACAAGGACGATGGCGTCTGTTGGCGGAAAGTCGTAGCCTTCACTGAGCATCATTACTGATACCATGTGCCTGACATCGCCGCGTTCGAATCGGTTTCTGTCTTCTGTGTTTTCATCTTTCTTTGAGTGGTTGAGGACCGATGGTTCAGGGATGAGAGCAGCTATTTTCTCTGCGTGTTCGATGTTGGCGCAGATCCAAACGATATGTTTTCGCCCAGTGAGGCGAGGCATGGCGTCTTTGACTTGAGCGGCGGCTTTGTCGTTATCATCAACGAGTTTAAAGATGTCTTGGAGTTTAAAGTCCTCGCCTTCGGAGGCGAGCGTTGATGTGTCAAAGGAGTGTGGCGGGGCTTTCATGGTGGGTGTGACGAGAAACCCGTTTGAGATCATGAAGTCGATTGATCGTGTGAAGGATATCGAGGGGAACAGTTCGTCTTTTTGTCCATAGATGGGTTTGTTGTTTTTAAATGGGGTCGCGGTGAAGCCTATGACTTTTCCAGTGCCGATGAATGGCAGCCAAGCTGGTGTGAAGTTATGGCATTCATCTAGGATCACGACATCAAATTGTGGGATGTGTGAGGCTCGCATGAGTGATTGAGCCATGCCGATGGTTATGGGTCCGAAGGCGTGTGATTTATATTCGGCGGCGTAAATAGCTGGGAGGTGCTCGCTTAGTTGTTTTGCGGTTTGCGAAACGAGTGCCGATCTATTGACGACTATGAGAACGGTTTTGTTTTTAAGTCTATCGACAAGTGTTTTGAATATGATTGTTTTGCCAGAGCCAGTTGGGAGCACCACTAGGAGTGGGTGTTTGTAGGTGGCGAGCCCTTTTTCAAGGGCCGCCACGCATTCGAGTTGGTAGGGTCTGAGTTTCATTTAGAAAGTTTTCGGCAGCTTCTTAAATGAAGTGATGCGAGGTTGTTCGCCGTAGTTATCGCTGCTTTGAATTTTCACTCTTGCAAGTGCGGTGAGGCCGCAAAGTTCGGTGACATCGTTTAGTGTGTTTGGGTCTAGTTTGCCGCCGACTCGCATGAACTCTTTAAGTTGAGCGCGTCCGATGTCGGTGGCCTTCTGGCTTTTGTTTTCGATATTGAACATGTGCCAGATTGTTTGGCCTCTATCGGTTTCAAATAGGGCGTTGATATATTTTCCAGTGCCGTCTCTTGTTTCTTTCACCTCTGCTTTTTTACAAGTAACAATGTAGTCACCTGGATCAGATACGTTCCCCCCGCCGTTCACATTTGTTAGATCAAGACCTAAATTCATTTTGCCTCCAAATTAAGATTAAGTTTTTTAACCAGATTCAAAATATCTCGCGCCTTTGGTATGGCGTCGAACTCATCGAGTTCTATGTCTCCGTTTTGGTGCGATAATATAATCGCCACCATTATCGCTATGCATTGTGTATCGGTCATTTCGTTTTCTCCTCGGTTGGTTTGTATATTTTCTGCCAGATCAATGTGAGGTCTGCAGCTTCTTGTGGCGCAAGACGACGTGATCGGTCTTTAGGAAAAGGGTTAGTGTCTGTGGCTGATGTGAGCAGGGATCTTGCGCCGTCTTTGGCGACGTTAACATAGAACACTTCGTCGAAGTATTGAGGGAGTTCATCGGCGATGCGGCCGGCCATTTGAAAACCGGCGAAGCGTCTTCCGTTTTCGTCTTTTTCGAACTGTGAAAGGCAGGTCATAATCATGTTATATTTGGGGATATCTCGAAAAGATTTCACGGCGTCGCGGGTGCGTTTGAGGTTTTCTCCGTAGAGGACGAAGGAATCCTTTCGGTCGGGGAATTTTTTATTCAGCATCGCCATGATGAGTTGGGATATTTCAGTGATGGAATCGATGAAAA